TCATGGTTTAACTAAAATATAAATATTTATGATGGATAATATATATTTCGACTTGAACAAATTATTCTGCACATTTACTAAGCCTGAAGACCTAGAGAACATAGTTTCTACTATTAATCGTCGTCACGCCATCTTATACAATAAGATATTCATTCTTGAATCGCCTCAGAGCGATGAATTAATGTGCACATACAACATTGACACAGCTAATTCAGCTGATGCTCCTCTCCCAAATACCATATTGCTACATCGCAAAAAGGAATCAAATACGTTATACACAATCAATGCTCTTAACACATTGATTAAATCACTAAATAATGGTGTACTAGACACCAAATACATCGTAAATTGGCACGAATACAAGAATAGCATATTGCTTACTAACGGCCCTGATTTACGTAAATTAGATACTTCGATCTATAAGATCATAGACTTCAACAAATAGTTTGGTGGTCTAAATAGGCATTCGTATATTCAAGTTATAAAATAAAACAGTTATGGATTTAAATCTAGCAAAGCAGAAGCTTGCCGCTGCTCAAAACAAAGGCAGCCAACAACGTGAGAAAATCGATTACACAAAGATTTTCTTTAAACCAAAACCAGGTAAATACCAAGTACGTATTCTACCAAACAAGTACGACAAGGCTTGGCCTATTCGTGAAGTACAATTCCACTATGGTTTCTCTAAAGGACCAATTTTAGCATTATCAAACTGGGGTGAAGCAGATCCAATTGCGGATTTCGCAAAAGGCCTTCGTAAATCATCTGACAAAGAAGATTGGCAATTAGCTAAAAAAATTGAACCAAAATCTCGTTATTTCGCTGCAGTAATTGTACGTGGTGAGGAGCATTTAGGTACTCGTTTGTGGGAGTTCGGTAAATTAACAAATGATCAATTAGTAGGAATTGCTGCTGATGAAGATTATGGTGATTTTACTGACATTACAGATGGTAGAGACTTTACTATCGAAGCAACTGAAGACATTATTGCAGGTAGAAAAGGTATTAAATGTAACATTCGTGTTAAACCTAAGACTACAGCAATTTCAGAAGATGGTGCTTTAGTAGAAAAGTTACTTAATGAACAGCCTGACATTTTGGCTATTAATCGTAGATACACTTACGATCAATTAAAAGATGTATTAACTAAATGGTTAAATCCTGAAGAGGAAGCAGCCGCTACAGAAGCTCCTATCGCATCTAAAGATGAAGATGAGGAAGATGATTTCTTAACAGAAATAAACAAACCAGTAGCACCAGCTTATTCTTTAGAAGTACCTGCAGCTAAAACCAGCAACGCAGACAAATTTGACAATTTATTTAATGATTAATTATGGCAAAAAGCAAAGACAGCTTAACCGCTGTGGTATCAGACACTTTAAGAAAATCATTTGACATAGATGCATTTAAGAAATCTAAATTCTTAGATCAGTCTGTTAAATTTAAAGATCAACGATGGATCCCGTTTTCTGAGGCATTACAAAATGCCTTAGGAATTCCTGGGATACCAATGGGTGGAGTAACACTCCTTCGTGGGCACTCAAACACAGGTAAATCAACCACACTTGCTGAAGTAGCAGCTAATGCACAAAAAATGGGTGTAATGCCTGTTTACATTATCACTGAGATGAAACATGATTGGGATTTTCCTAGAAAGTTAGGATTCCAAATGGAAGAAGTAGCTGATCCTACAACAGGAGAAGTTATTGATTATAAAGGTTTCTTCCTTTACGTTGATAGAAGTTCATTAAATAGTATTGAAGACATGGCTGCATTTATAGCCGATCTATTAAACGAACAAGCAAAAGGTAAATTACCATTTGATTTATTGTTCTTGATTGATAGTATTGGTTCTATTCCTTGTAGAATGAGTATTGATGCTAATAATAATAACCCTCAATGGAATGCAGGAGCATATAGTCAACAGTTTGGTAATTTCATCAATCAGAGAATTACATTATCTCGTAAAGAAACTCAACCATACACTAATACAATAGTAGCAGTAAATAAAGTATGGGTTTCTCCAGCTGAAACTAGATTCTCACAACCAAAAATGAGAAATAAAGGTGGAGATACTATGTTTTATGATGCTTCATTAGTACTTACCTTCGGTAATATTACTAATTCAGGAGTAAGTAAAATTAAGGCAACTAAAAATAGTAAAGAGGTAGAATTTGCAACCAGAACTAAAGTAAGCTGTGATAAGAATCATGTTACGGGTATAACTACAAAATCAACAGTAGTAATGACACCACATGGTTTCATAAGCGATGATGCTAAAGTTATTGATAAGTATAAGAAAGAACATAGCAATGAATGGGCAAGTATACTAGGAACGTCAGGTGAAATTACAATTGTAGAAGACAACTCTGAATGGGAAGAAGATATTAAAAATCTTCCACTAATAGGAGTAGAAGAAAATTAAACAAAAAACATAATGAGTAAAAAGTATCACGAATTACTCACTAATGTTCAACCCGACATCAGAAAAGAACTAAGCTCAATTTTAATCATAGACGGCCTTAATACATTTTTAAGAGCGTTTACAATGATTAACCATATAAATCCCGATGGCCACCATATTGGTGGCCTGACCGGATTTCTTAAATCAGTAGGTTATGCTATCAGAATGGCTGATCCAACTAAAGTAGTTATCGTTTTCGATGGTATAGGTGGTTCGAACGCTAGGAGAAATCTATTTCCCGCATATAAAACAAATCGTAATGTTAATCGCATGACGAACTATACTATCTTTCAATCTAAATCTGAAGAACAAGAAAGTATTAACAATCAAATGGAACGTTTGATTCAATATCTTAAGTGCCTACCAGTTACTGTTATCAGTATTGATGGATTAGAGGCAGATGACATTATTGGTTATTTAGCTAATAAATTTCAAGCGCATGAAGATACTCAAAAGGTAACTATCATGTCTGCTGATAAGGACTTCTTACAATTAGTATCAGATAAAGTGCATTGCTATTCTCCTACCAAGAAGAAAGTATACCAACCTAAAGACGTACTAGAAGAATTCGGCGTTAGTAGCTATAATTTTCTAAACTATAAAATACTAATGGGTGATTCATCTGATAATATACCTGGCATTACTGGTTTAGGTCCTAAAAAATTACTTAAACTATTCCCAGAATTAAATAGTAATGTTAACGTTACGTTAGACAGTATTATAGAAAAATCAGCTGAATTAATTAATGAAAATAAATTATATTTATCTGTTGTAGAAAGACGGCATCAATTGTCTATTAATCATCAACTAATGTCTTTGAATGGTAGTTTCTTATCACCAGAGAATAAGCAGTTAGTTAAAGACGCATTTAATAATTCTTACGAATTAAATACACCGATATTCCTGCAATTGTATCATAATGATAAATTAGGTGAAAGCATTCCTAATGTACAATCGTGGTTATCACAATTATTTGGCTATCCAAATTCTTTTAAATAAATTTAGGTTATGACAACATTACAAAAATTAAATCAATACGGACCAGTATTCCAAGTAAAAGTATTAGGAGCTTTGCTAACGCAACGACAATTCCTAATCAATGTTATCGATTCCGTCGATTCAGAATACTTTGAATCATCCGCACATAAATGGGTTGTAGAATATATCCAAAAATACTTTAGTGAGTATCACACAACACCAACAATCGAAACATTATCTATTGAGGTTAAGAAACTTGAAAACGAAGTATTAAGAATATCGATTGCTGAAGCGCTAAGAGAAGCATATAAGATGTCTGATAACAGTGATCTTGAATGGGTTGAAGCTGAATTTAGTACATTCTGTCGCAATCAACAAGTTAAAAAAGCAATTTTAAACTCGGTTTCATTACTTGAAATGAATGATTTTGAAAGTATCCTTCAACTAATCAGCAAAGCAGTTAATGCTGGTGAAGATAAAACCGTAGGTTTAGATTACAATATAGATATTGAAGCAAGATATCGTGAAGATGATAGAAACTGCATTCCATTCCCTTGGCCTATATTTAACGAAATAACACAAGGCGGTTATGGTAAAGGTGATTTAGTATTAGTATTTGGCAATCCAGGCGGAGGTAAATCATGGGCTATTGCAGCAATGGGTGCTTATGCCGCAGCATTAGGATTTAATGTAGTACACTATACATTAGAATTAGGTGAAGGTTATGTTGGTAAAAGATACGATGCTATTTTCTCTGGTATTGAAGTTGATAAACTACATTTACACCGCAAAGAGGTAGATGAAGTGGTAGGTAAGGTTAAAGGTAAGGTTATTATTAAAGAATATCCACCTAAACGAGCATCATTCGATACGATAGAGGCACACTTACAACAACTAGAACATCAGAATGATTTCAAACCAGATTTAATTATTATTGACTATCTAGATTACATGCGTACACGCTCTAGAAAAGATCGTAAAGATGAAATTGATGACGTTTATGTTGCTGCTAAAGCATTCGCTAAAGAAAAAGGTATGCCTGTTATATCTCCATCACAAGCAAACAGAACTGCAGCTAAAAATGATATTATCGAAGGAGATAATGCAGCTGGATCTTATGATAAGATTATGATTGGAGATATTATATTATCCTTAGCACGTAAACGTAAAGATAAAATTGAAGGAACTGGTAACTGGCATATTATGAAGAACCGATATGGTGCTGATGGTATGACATTTAGATCCAGAAT